TTCAGTTCTGACTCAGATATGTCAGACGTATCTCAAGACGACATCGAAGATGAAGAAATTGTTTATGAAATTTCTTTGGACGATGATGAGGACATGATGGAATCGGAAGACGACGACATAATGGAAGAGTCAGATGATGACGACATAATGGAAGAGTCAGATGATGACGACATAATGGAAGAGTCAGATGATGACGACATAATGGAAGAGTCAGATGATGAAGAGTCAGATGATGAAGCAATGATGGGTGAATCTTACAACCACAAAAAATCTCCCAAGAAAGAAACTAAAGAAGCTAAAATGTCAGTTAAAGCTAAAGGACTTGGACTTGGTAAAGGACCTAAATTTTCTTACAAGAAAGAAAGCGGTGGATTCAATACAAAAATGAAAGAAGGTCCTAAATCTGTAGGAACTGGTAATGCTAAAAAAGTAAAATTCGGTAAGGGAGAAAATGCGGAAGTTGGTAAAAATAAAATGGTTAAAAAAGTTGAAGCTAAAGAGTCACCAAGAACTTTAGGTAGTGGTACTAATTTCAGAACACCTGGAGGTTTACCAAAACCAAGAGCTCACTCAGGTTTCAATGCTAACGTAAAAAAGGAATCAATTGATGCAGAAGTTAGTATGTTGAGAGAAAAAAATGAAGAATACAGAAAAGCATTAAATGTATTTAGAGAAAAATTGAACGAAGTTGCAATTTTTAACTCTAATCTCGCATATGCAACAAGATTATTCACTGAACACTCAACAACTAAGAAAGAAAAAATAAATATTCTTAGAAGATTCGATTCTGTAGAAAGTTTAAAAGAGTCAAAAACTCTTTATAAATCAATCAAAGACGAATTATCTAAGACAGAAACTAAATCAATCAACGAAACTGTCGAAACAAAACTTAATAAAGAAGTTTCTTCAGGTTCTGCGACAACATTAATCGAATCTAAGACATATGAAAATCCTCAATTCCTAAGAATGAAAGATTTAATGTCAAAGATTAGATAAAAAAATAAAATAAAACCAAAAAATAAAAAAAATGGGAGCATTATTAGAATCAGGTCTAGTTGGTAACATCGGTCTCAAGCACCTTAAAGTTATCAAAGAAGACACAATCAACAAATGGGACAAATTAGGATTCCTTGAGGGTCTTAAAGGTCACTTAAAAGAGAATGTAGCTCAACTTTATGAAAACCAAGCTTCATATTTAATCAACGAAGCGGCTTCAACATCTGATACAGGTGCGTTTGAAACTGTGGTTTTCCCTATTGTGAGAAGAGTATTCTCTAAACTTTTAGCTAACGACATCGTTTCAGTACAGGCTATGAACTTACCAATTGGTAAATTGTTCTACTTTGTACCTAACATTCAGTCATATGAAACTGAAACAGCTAACAACGCAACACACTGGGCACCTTACGGAGCACCAAATGCGACTGAAGGTCAAACACCTAACAGTGGTTATGACTATAACAACACCAAAGACCTTTATGATAGATTTTATGAAGGTAATGAACCAGCTTTAGACCCTCCAGGTCTTTACGATTATTCTAAGGGTGAGTGGTCAGCAATTACAGGTTCTGTAGTAACAGTTGCTTGGGTTGGTGATTCATTAATTCCTTCAGGATATGACACAGATAATTACAGAAAAGTTCTTGTAGTTATGTCAGGTTTCGCATCTGATGGAGCTGGTAAACTTATCGGTCCAGATGGTAACCCGATTGATAACGAATCTTTCTTGGCTGATTTGACAATCAGAGGTAAAGCAGGAAACGTTTATACTTCGGCTAACACATCTAACAACTATCTTTTCAGAGTGGTAACTCAAAGATATGGTAAAGGTATCGTTCAATACGGTAACAACAACGCAACTGCAGTATTCCCTAACAGTAAAACTGGTGGTGGTCAATATGATGACCTTTGTGATGTTGAAGGTAAAATCTACCTTGAAATCGATTTACAAGTTCCAGTATGTATCTCATGTGGTGGTTCACTAGATGGTTACACTGGTTCTTCATTCTCTTCTGCTACTGCTGTAGCTGACGCGTTTACAGGTACTTACAAAATCTACAAGAACCTTGAGTTCGAAGATAAGATTGGTGAGGTATCTTTTGACCTTATGTCAGTAACAGTTTCTGTAACTGAGAGAAAATTAAGAGCACAATGGTCTCCTGAAATGGCACAAGACGTTGCAGCATTCCACAATATTGATGCAGAAGCAGAATTGACAGCTTTATTGTCTGAGCAAGTTGCAGCTGAAATCGATAGAGAAATCCTTAGAGATTTGAGAAAAGCAGCGGCTTGGAACTTGAGATGGGATTACAACGGTTGGAAGAGATTAAGTAGTATTGGTGCAGTTCCTTATACTCAAAAGGATTGGAACCAAACTCTTATCACTGCAGTAAACCAAATTTCTGCTCAAATCCATAAGTCAACACTTAGAGGCGGTGCTAACTGGATTGTTGTTTCATCTGAAATCTCTGCGATTTTTGATGACTTAGAATATTTCCACGTTTCAAACGCAGCTCCTGAGCAAGACCAATACAACATGGGTATTGAAAGAATTGGTACTCTTGCAGGTAGATACCAAGTTTATAGAGACCCTTACTTCCCAGCTAACCAATTGTTATTGGGACACAAAGGTACGTCTTTACTAGACACAGGTTACATCTACGCACCATATGTACCTCTACAATTAACTCCAACAATGTATAATCCATTCAACTTTACACCAATCAAAGGTATCATGACTAGATACGCTAAGAAGGTTGTAAACAACAGATTCTATGGTAGAATCACAGTTGATGGAGTAAGAACATTCGACTTGAGAGAGTTGAGATAATTTGGTCTTAACCAAAAATATAAAAGGGTCCCAAAAGGACCCTTTTTTTATTTGGATTTACAATATGAAGATTCATAACCAAATACAATACACCTTAAAGTTTTGACTTCCTGTCTTAAACTTTCCAAGTGGTCACCATAAAATGGTTTATGTCCTTTGGAAATTTCTGTGGTAATTTGGTATTCTATTTCAATTATTCTTGATTCTAATTCACTTATCTTTTTTGGATTCATTAGTTTTTTTTGGTCTACTATTTAAAGTTCTTATTGATTTAGAAACAAGTTCAGCCTCAGTTAAACTGAATACACCTTTATGGTAACAAAATTCTAATGCTTGAATTATAAAAAATAATGATTGTGCTTCTGAAAGATTTTCACATATCAAATCCAATTCTTCTTGACTGGAAATAGGTATAGTATCAAAAAGATTAATAATTGATGATTGATTGTGTTCCATATTTAAATTTATGAATATTTATTTATGATGAATAGTAGTAAAAAAACAAATGTAAGTGAAGCAACCGGCAGTGCTAATTCTGGAAAATATAAAGTACCAATTGTCTTAGCACCTCAAGATTGGAATGAAGAACAACTTGGACCTTTCACAGATAGAGTTTCTCCTTTTATAAATGCTGAGTTAGAATATGAAGATTATGACGATGAATTCAAACTAGAGCCTCAAGAAACTATAGAGAAGGAAAATAGAACAAGATTGATATCAAAATTGATGACTCAACTCAAAAAATCCTATCAGGGACAAAATGATGAGGAGGGTTCAGCTATCAATCCCACAATGTCAGGTTTACCTCAAAAGGAACCTGAATTTATAAAAGAAGATTTAGCTGTTTGGTTTGGGACAAAGAAAAAACCCAAAGGTAGTAAACAACCAAAAGGACCTTGGGTTAACATTTGTAGGAAAGACGAAAAAGGTAAACATCCTCCTTGTGGTCGACCTGAAGCAAAATCTACATCATATCCAAAATGTAGGGCAGTTCATGTTGCATCAAAAATGAGTGCGTCGGAAAAAAGGTCTGCTTGTCAGCAAAAAAGAAGGGCGGAAAAATCCAATCCGAAAATTGGTACAGGTAACAAACCAACTATGGTTTCATATAAATCGAAGAACGAATCAATTGAGTCGATTATTTTGAAGGTATTAAAGGAAGAGTATAGTTCTAGATTATTGTATCCTGTTGAACAGATTTATAGTCAATTGAGTAATGCTCCAATCGAAATTAAAAAAATTGTTAGTCAACTCACACCAATTAATTGTGTGAATGATAAAGGTGAGAAAAGAACTTGTTTTAGAATACCTGAGGTTTTATATGTTTACCTTACAGGTAGGTATTAGTTCAACTTATTTAATATATTATTGAGAGAGTGTTGAATATTATTTTTTATCTCATTTTCTAAATCTTCTCTTCTTTTTTCTAATTCAATATCAAAAGAATCAATTAGTGTATTGTATAGTTCTACATCTTCAATATAAACGGTGTAACTATATACGTGATTAATAAGATTAACAGTTCGGTTTTCGACGACAATAAACATATCGTTCATGTCATTTTTTATAAATCTTTTATGAGATTTTGGTGCATAAGTCAATTTGGAATCTTTTCTTGATATCAAATTCAAACAAATATCAACAGAGGTTTTTTCCTCATATGATATAGGTGGTTTTGGGTCAAACCTGTCTTTTAAATGTAGATAAAATTTAAAAAGTAAATTAGGTATATAACCAACAATCTTTTTTTCCATTGTTCAAATATAAGAAGAAACTTAATAATTAACAATAAGAACCTGAACAATGTTTTTTTCCGTCAAGACCTGGCATCTTACCTTTACAAACCTGTACAGCATAACCATTAGCGTAAGCTGAGGGGTAAACCTTAAACTTAGCCTTAGCAGCCGCCTTACCTCTTGAACATAGTTTAGAACCTGTTTTTTTAGCTTCAGTTATGTCTTCGTAATCAACGTATGATTCTTTTTTAGATTTTTCATTCATAAAAAAATCAAAAACTTGGTCCATGTTTGTTTTGGCTTCTGTAACGTGGTCATCCGCCCAATCATGACCATTTTGAATTATGGAATCAACCATTGATTCATCCATTTCTAAAAGCATTTCACATTGTCTTTTTATTTGTCTAAGGTTACTGAAAAACATATAATTTTCGGGTAATTGTTCTTCAGATAAAACTTTGCCTATAATTCTTTTTAAATCCGTTTCTGTTAATCTATTAGTTTTCATTATTTTTTATTTACAATTTCGAAGGTTAATTCTCTTTTATAAGTATCTTTTTCACCACTTGTGTTCACTTGAATGTCGACAAAATATTGATTCGGAATTTTATCTCTCATATCGAAAATAAAATAATACTCATTAGGTGTCCTATTTATCGGTGTCCAATCTTGGACTTGAACTTCTGTTGTTCCTTCTTTCACATATACTCTGTAAAAGGCTGAAATATTTTCTAAAGGTACTTGACCCGTGTAAGCTTTTTTAATAGTTACACCTACTTTCCTAATATCAGAGTTTAGAATTTTTTCATTTTGAAGTATACCATAAAAATCGAATCCGAATTTTTCAGGTTCTCTTGATGATGTACCTATTTGTATACCGGCTGAATATTGTTGTAATATAAATTGGTTAGTTATATTAGCAATAGGTTGACCATTAATTACTAAGTTTTCCCACACATCATAATACATACAGGGTGTAGGGCTACCTGTAAATGAATTTGGAACCACAACTTCATATACTCCCCTTGTTCTTAGACATGTTGTTAAAGATGACATTGAACTAACCACATTTCCATTTGCATCCTCAATTTTAACCGTTGGATTATCGTCAAGATTTACGGGGTTTCCATTCTGATAAACGTATAGATAAAGTTTGTTCGTTTGGTTTTTCAAGAATTTATTCCTATCATCTTGAATGAGGTCATCATAGTTTGTTAAAAGAAAAGGTTGATAAAATGTTTGTGTATGTCTTGAAAAAAACGCAACACTATAACTGTCAGTGAGTCCGGTAATTCTTTCCAATTGAGGAACATAAGATAATCCCCACCCCGTAACACCTGTCAGAGTCCCATCAATAATTGAATTTATTTCATTAGTCATGTCCATTTCAACATCTTCGTTACCAAGTTCAAAGTGTTGTGTTGCCACTATAGTTAAACCTGAATAATTTACATTTCCCGAGTTGGTGTTACTGTATAATCCTTGTTGAGACCAGTTGTCCAACGTTGTCATTTGATACCAATTTGATGGTCTTGTAGAAAAACTTCTAGGGTCAACATATGTTAATGGAGATTGTCCCCCTTGTGCACTATTTTTTGCTAAGTTGAAATCATTATAATCATACCCTACACCTTCATCCCATTCTTGAGGTTCTCCTGTTGAGCCTGAAACATTAGGAATTCTAAATAAAATCAAATCGAAAGATGTGGCTCTCCTTCTTGAATTTGACATGAAAGTATTCAACAATTCATTGTCAAATGAGGATGTATTTGTCATTTTAAGAGTGTGAGTCATACCTGTTGTACATCCTGTAGAAATTACACCTGATTGAATATTTTCTAATAGAAGGTCTAAACCTAAGTCAAAGATACAACGAGTGAATCCGTAATTAGGGACAATATAGTCCGAAGCGCC